CAATAAAGTTGATGCGTATTGCCGTCAACTCACTAACCAAATGCGTCAACAACGCCCTCGCATGAAAGCGCATGGCATGAATAATGAATCAGACGCAAAAATGGCCGAGATTATTACAGGTATTTTTCGTCACATTGAAGTTCAATCAGATGCAGACCAAGCTTATGACAAAGCTGGTGATTTTGCAGTAAGAATGGGTTGGGGCTATTGGCGCGTAACTACAAATTATGTTCGTGACGATTCATTCGATCAAGAAATCTACATTAGAGCTATTGATAACCCTTTTACAGTCTATTTCGATCCTAATTCAGTTATGCCTGATGGATCAGACGCAGAGAAAGTATTAATTACCACAGTTATATCTAAAGAAAACTTCAAGAAAATGTATCCTAATGCCGAAGTGGATCAAGGATTTACAATGCGTGGCACAGGTGACACTAATCCTGAATGGGTTATGAAAGAGGATATTAGACTAGCTGAATACTTCTACACAGAACGCAAACCAATTAAATTACATTTACTATCAGATGGCACAACAGTTAAATCAGATGAATTACCACCACAAGACGTTTTAGATATTGCAGGCATTACAATCATTGAAACTCGTGATTCATACGAGAAAAAGATTAGATGGTGCAAATTAACTTCTATGGAAGTATTAGAAGAAGGCGAATGGGCAGGTAAATATATCCCTATTATTCCTGTTTATGGCCAAGAAACCGTAGTTGAGAATAAGAAAAAGAAATTTGGTATTGTTCGCATGGCTAAAGACCCACAAAGAATGTATAACTTTTGGCAAACATCTTTAACAGAGTCAGTTGCATTAGCACCTAAAGCTAAATGGTTGTTAGCTGAAGGTCAAGATGAAGGCCATGAGAATGAATGGGCTATGGCTAACATTAAATCTATGCCTGTTTTACGCTATAAACAAACAGACATTGATGGTAAACCTGCACCTGCTCCACAAAGATTGCAACCTGAACCACCACCAGCAGGCATTATGGCGGCTGCTCAATCAATGACTACAGACTTAATGCAAGTTGTAGGTATATTTGACCCAGCTCAATTACCTCAAGGCAATATTTCAGGCAAAGCCCTACAAGGTCAGCAACAACAAGTTGATTTAACCAATTTTCACTACTATGACAATTTAACTCGTTCAATACGCCAAACAGGTCGCGTCATTCTAGACTTAATTCCAAAGATTTATGATAGACAAAGAGTTATGCGTATCATTGGTGACGATGGCAAACCTGAAATCTTAACTATTAACGAATACGGACAAGACGAAGAAGGCATTACAAAGATTCTTAATGATGTCACAGTAGGCGAATATGATGTAGTTATGGATACAGGCCCAGGCTACAACTCTAAACGTCAAGAAGCTGTTGACGCTATGATGCAATTATTTGCAGCAGACCCAGCTTTAATCCAACAAGCAGGCGATTTAGTAGTAAGAAACATGGATTTCCCAGGTGCAGAAACTATTGCTGACCGATTAGCAGTTAATAACCCATTAGCTAAAGTGGATGACAAATCTAAAGTGCCACCAAGAGTCCAAATGGAATTACAAAAACTACAGGCTCAAAATCAACAAATGCAACAACAAATGCAACAAATGCAAATGTTTATTAAACAACGTCAAGACATTGAGCAAGTTAAACAAGATCACGAAACTAAACGCGAACTTATGCGTGAAACAGGTAAAGCACATAATGTTGAGAAACAATTGGAAGCACGAGTCCACGATGTCAACACTAAAGCAGTTACCGCACAGAATAAGACTGAAATTGAAGCTATTATGGAGTTATTGCTACATCACATGGATACAGCACGTCTAGAGCGTGAAATCCAAGCTAGAAACATAGAGCAACAATCTTCAGAATATGCAGCAGAACAATCTATTAAAGACCAATCGATTGCAAGATAAGTAATTTTGTAGTATAAAGGCAAAATATCTACCAATGGATTACATTGGGTAAAAATCTTGGGGAAATCCATGTCAGAAAGAGAAGCAGGACAAGTATTAACTTCTGAAAATTCAGAAGCGTTTTATGCAAATAAGTTGGGTTTAGCTGCAGAAGCACCAGCAGAGGCTGAAGTAGAACAAAAAGTTCAAGAGGAAACTCCTTCAGAGCCTGTTGAGGAAGCAACAGATCAGAGTGAACCGCAACCTGAAGAAACAAAAGCAACGGAAGAAAAGAAACCAAATCCAAAGCTAGAGAAAAGATTTTCAGAGCTTACAAAGGCTCGTAAATTAGCAGAAGAAAACGCTGCTAAAGAACGAGAGCAAAGGGAAGCGCTAGAAACAAGACTCAAAGAATTAGAGCAAAAGGTCAACCCAAAACCTACGGAAGTAGAAGAAGTTGAACCCAAGCCTGAACAATTTACTGATGCCTTTGAATATGCAAAAGCATTAGCTGAATATTCGGCTGAACAAGCATTAAGAAATAGAGATAAGCAAGAAGCTGAACGTAAAGCCAATGAAGAAAGACAAAAACTTGTCCAATCTTGGCAAAAGAAGCTAGAAGTTACAAAAGCCGAGTTTCCTGACTATGAGGATATGGTAGCAAGCGCTGATGTGCAGGTAAGCCCTGAAATCAGAGATGCAATCCTAGAATCAGAAGTAGGGCCTAGAATTTTGTATCATTTAGCTGAAAATATCGAAGAAGCTAGACAAATTGCTGAAATGCCTATGATTAGTGCGCTCCGAGCCATTGGAAAATTGGAAGCAAAGTTTGAGGTTAAAGATACACCAAAAGAAGCCAAAGCTGAAGCTGAAACGAAACCTTCTGTAGCACGCAGTAAAGCACCTGCACCAATTAGTCCTATTAAGACGAATTCAGCAGTTGCCGATGTTGGTGTTAGTTCAGATGGTGAATTCCATGGCACTTACCAACAATGGCGTGAATCTCGTAAAGCAGGGAAAATTAGGTAGCAGGATATTAAACTCTTAAAATAAGGAAATATCATGGCTAATAATTTACTAACCATTAGCAAGATCACTAACGAAGCGTTGATGGTCTTGGAAAACGAATTAACATTTACTTCAGAAGTTGATCGTAACTACGATGACCAATTCGCTGTAGTAGGTGCAAAAATCGGTAACACAGTTAACGTAAGACGCCCAGGCCGTTTCATCGGAACAACTGGTCCAGCACTTAACGTTGAAGATTTCAATGAAACTTCAGTTCCAGTAACATTATCAACACAATTCCACGTTGATACACAATTTACAACACAAGACTTGGCATTATCTTTAGATATGTTTAGTGACCGTGTTCTTAAACCAGCAGTTGCAGCTATCGCCAACAAGATTGACCGCGATGGTTTAGTAATGGCTAAAAACAACACAGCTAACATCGTTGGCACAGCAGGCACACCTCCAACAGGTTTAATCACTTACTTAACAGCAGGTGCTTATCTTGATTCTGAAGGCGCTCCACGCGATGGTCGTAGATCATGTATCGTTGAGCCATTTACATCTGCAACAATCGTTGACAGCTTAAAAGGCTTATTTGTTCCACAAGAAGCAATTGGCGAACAATACCGTAAAGGTTTAATGGGTCGTGATTCAGGTGGTATGAATTGGAAAATGGATCAAAACGTTGTTTCACAAACATTTGGTTCATATTCAGGTGCAACACTTTCATGTAACGTTACAACAGCTACTGGTTTCTTAACAAGTGGTTGGGCGCAAAGTTCTAACATCACTATCGGTGCAGCTTCAGCTAATGCTTCGCTAAACCAAGGTGACGTTATCACTATCGCTGGCGTTTATGCAGTTAACCCACAAAACCGTCAAGCTTATGGTTCTAACAAGCTCCGTAACTTTGTTGTTAATTCACCTGTAACTATCAGTTCATCAGGCACAGCTACTGTAAACGTTTCACCAGCAGTTATTACTGCAGGTCAATTCCAAAACGTATCAGTAACTTCAACTGGTTCACAAACAGTTACACCATTTAACAATACTGGCGCTGTTTCACCACAAAACATCATTATGCACAGAAATGCGTTCACATTAGCAGTAGCTGATCTTGAGTTACCTGATGGTGTTCACTTTGCAGGTCGTGCAAGTGATAAGGAAATTGGTCTTTCAATGCGTGTTGTTCGTCAATACACAATTAACAATGACTCAATTCCTACACGTCTTGATGTTCTATACGGTTGGGCGCCACTCTACCCAGAGTTAGCTTGCCGAGTAGCAGCTTAAGTAATTTAACGGACAGGGGGGAGTAAAATCCCCTCTAATTAGAAAACAAAAAAAAGGAAAATTTATTATGGCGAATCCAGGCCCAGCAACCACCGTTGCAGCTCACCCATCCCAACTAGGCACTAATCAAGCTAACCGCTTATTAGCTGTTTACAAAGGATTAAGCACAGCTGCAGCACAAGACTTTAACCTTCCTATTATCAATTCAACTACATATTCTGTTCAACAAATTGTAGTTGCAAATGCTAATAACGCAGGCGCAAGTGCAGACGTTCACACAGTAGTATTTGGTTTATATACTGCTCCATCACAAGGTGGAACAGCTATTTACACAGCGGCAGCTTTAACAGGCGTAACAGGCAACACAGTTACTGATGTTATCAGCCCAACTACAACTGCAGCACAAACTGCTCAAAACCTTTATGTAAACATTTCAACACCATTTGTTACAGCAACTGTTGATGTTTATGTATTTGGTTACGACTTAAGCTAGTAAAAAATATAGAAGGGGAAGTTACTTTAATTGGTGGCTTCCCATCTATTTAATATATAATTACATAACTAGAGTTTTCTAGTTTTCTTTGCAAAGGAAAATTAAATGTCATCAACAACAGTAGCTCGTGGTAATGCACACGAAACGTTTTACATTGCGCCTACTTTAGCTCCAACTTCAGTAGCAGCAAGCACAACAGCAGTTCAAACTTTTTCAGTTCCAGGCTTATTAACAACTGATTTTATTAGTTCAGGTGGTTATATTGCTAATCAAACAGCAGGTATTTTTATTGCAGAAACTGATTGCTTAACAAATGGCGTATTAACAGTTCAATTTGGTAATTGCACAACATCTTCAGCAACTCCAGCTTCAGGTGTTTATGAATTTCAAATTGTTCGTTATGAAGGCCCAGCTCCTGTAAACGCAGCTTAAGGATAAATCATGGCAAATACTTCAGTAATCCGTTTAGCTGGCCCAACAACAACATTAACAGTAACAACTTCACAACACTCTGCTGTTACTATTAATGATTCAACTAATGACCAAGTAAACTACGCTGCATTTTTAAATGCAGGTGCTTATCCATGTGCAATTAAGTTTACACCAGGCACAGCAACTGCTGCGGCTAATGCAGTATTTGCTACTGATGGAAACACAGGTGATTTTATATTACCTGCAATCATGGAAACTCCTGTAGTTTTAGCAGTTCCAACAACACCTTTTTATTTAACAGCAATTGCGTCAGGCGGAACAACAGCTTTATACGTTACACCAGTAGCTGACCAATCTTAAGGGAATTTAGATGTCTGATCCTGCAAAGACGATAGATCAGAATATTCTGCCTGTTCAGGCGTTATTCAATCTAGACAATACGTTTAATACGTTTATTGGGCAGGGTCAGCCATTCTATGCCACACTTAATCCTGTTCAATCAGGGTTAACAATCACGAATTCTACGCTTGATAGCTCACCTATCGGCTCAACATCACCTTCAACAGGTGTGTTTACTAATATATCGACCACAACAGGTCAAATATCTACTACTCCATCTAGCAATACCGACATAGCTAATAAATTCTATGTTGATACTGTAGCGCAAGGTTTAGGCCCTAAAGCTGCTTGTCAAGTAGCAACAACAGCCAATATTACGCTTTCAGGCATACAAACTATTGATGGTTATACAATTTCCGCAGGCGATAGAGTTTTAGTTAAAAATCAGTCAACTTCTGCGAACAACGGAATTTATATAGCATCTTCAGGTGCTTGGTCACGTTCTACAGACATGGATGTATGGTCAGAAGTGCCAGGTGCTTATACAGTTATCTTAAATGGCACTACAAATATTGATACAGGTTGGGTTTGCACAGCTTCATCTACAGGCACAATTGGCGTTACAGCAATGCCATGGGTGCAATTTTCTAATGTAAATACATATACCGCAGGAACTGGCTTAACTTTAGCGTCTAATCAGTTTTCTATTACAAATACAGGTGTTACAGCAGGTTCTTATGGCTCTGCAAGCCAAACTTTAACCGCTAATGTTAATGCACAAGGTCAATTAACTTCACTTTCTGCTTCAAGTATTGCTATTTCCAATAGCCAAGTGTCAGGATTAGGCACTTTAAGCACCCAAAACGCTAATTCTGTAGCAATTACAGGCGGAAGTATCAACGGAACAACGATTGGCGCTTCTACAGCCTCTACAGGCGTTTTTACGACCCTTGGTGGCACAACAATTACTGCTTCTACACAATTTAGTGGCCCAGGCACAGGTTTAACAGGAACTGCAACAACATTAAACATTGGTGGAAATGCTGCAACTGCTACAACAGCAACCACAGCAGGATCAGCTACGACTGCCACAACTGCTACAAACTTGGCAGGTGGACTAGCTAACTATATTCCTTATCAAACCGCAGTTAATACAACGTCATTTTTAGCACCTAGCACAGGCGTTTTACAATATAACAGCGGATTAGCTTATACAACAACACCAACATTAACAGGAACTAACTTTAGCGGTATTCCTAATGGTGCTTTATTAAATTCTAGTATCACCATAGGTTCTACATCTATATCTTTAGGTTCTACTGCTTCAACGCTAACTAGCGTAACAATGGCAACACCTACAATTTCTAGTTATGAAACTTATACAGCAACTTCAGCGCCAAGTTATAACGCAGGTCGTTTATGGTATGACAGCACTCAAAACGCTTTAGCTTATTACAATGATGTTACAAACAATACATTACATATTGGCGAAGAAATACAATTAAAAGTTTATAACAATACAGGCTCTACAATTAACGTAGGTCAACCTGTATATGTTACATCTACAAGTAGTGGATATACTTATCCTAATGTGGCTTTGGCTATTGCTAGTAGTTTATCAACAGGAAATGTTATAGGTTTAGCAAACCAAGCCATTCCTACAGGAACAGCAGGTTACGTTACAACTATTGGTTTAGTTCAAGGTGTAAATACTGGAAGTTATACAGTAGGCGATACTTTATATTTATCACCATATTCTGCTGGTTACTATCAAAATACAATTCCACCAACAGGCTATGCAATTAAACTAGGAACTGTAGCTTATGTAAATTCAAGTAATGGTGCAATTTACGTTAATAAAAGTATTTTAACTGTTCAAGCAGGAAACATTGTAGGTCAAGTGCCTTTAGCTAATGGTGGAACAAGTGCTAACTTAACTGCTGTATCAGGTGGAATAGTATATTCAGGATCATCTGCACTAGCTATTAGTGCAGCAGGTTCAACAGGTCAATTCTTACAATCTAATGGATCAGGCGCACCTACATGGGCTACACCTGTAAGTTATGCAAGTGTAACTGACGATACTACAACCAATGGAACTAGATACCCATTATTTGCTAACCAAACTTCAGGTTCATTATCTACTGAATACACAAGCTCTACAAAATTACAATATAACCCATCAACAGGCGTATTTACATCAACTAGCTTTAGTGGTGCAGGAACAGGCCTAACAGGCACAGCGTCTAGCTTATCTATTGGCGGTAATGCAGCCACAGCCACAAGCGCTACAAGTGCCACATCTGCTACAACTGCAACTAATCTTGCAGGTGGCGCTAATGGTTCAGTTCCTTATCAAACGGCTTCAGGAACAACTACATTTTTGGCTGCAAGCACAAACGGCTATGTAATGACTTTATCAGGTGGCGTTCCTACATGGTCTGCCGCAGCTTCTTCAGGCGTTACAATTTCTGACGATACAAGCTCTGTTACTGCTTACTATCCTTTATTTGCAAGGGTAACCACAGGAACTACAACTACCGAATACACAAGCTCTACTAAATTAACTTATCAACCATCAACAGGCACATTAACTGCTAGCTATTTAACACCTACAAATGCTGTCGGTATTGCTTATGGTGGAACAGGTCAAACAACTGCAAATGCTGCATTTAATGCTTTAGCACCATCACAAACATCAAATGCAAATAAATACCTAAAAACAGACGGAACTAATACGTCATGGTCTACCCTACCAAGCAGTTTACTGATATTATTACACAGCGGATCATCAACAACGAGCGTATCTGTTGCAAATGGCGTTTTACCTATAATAAATCATAGCGGTTCTACAATTAACGTAGCGGTTACTTAACAGGAAATTTTATGGCAAATTTTTATCCATTAGTGCTTACAGGAACAACATTAGAGGAGCTACAGACTGCTGACGCTCTTATTTTACAAACACCTGCATCTGGAACTTTAACAAATTGTTCAGGTTTACCGCTATCTTCAGGCGTTACAGGAACATTACCAGTATCTAATGGCGGAACAGGTGCAACGACTCTTACAGGAGTTATTAAAGGAAATGGCACATCTGCTATAACTGCTGCAACCGCAGGAACAGATTTTGTAGCGCCAGGAACTGCCACTAATTTTACCGCTCAACAATATTTTGGAACAGCTACTTTAACAGACGGTGCAACTATTTCATGGGCAGCCAACACACAACAAGTAGCCACAGTTACATTAGGCGGTAATAGAACAATGGCAGCACCAACAGGTTTAGTATCAGGTGCTTTTTATGCTTTAAACGTAATTCAAGATGCAACAGGTTCAAGAACATTGACATGGAACTCTGTATTTAAATGGACTGGTGGTGCTGCACCTACACTTTCTACTGCAGCCAACGCTAAAGATTTCTTTGTATGGCGTAGTGACGGCACAAACTTATACGAACAAGGTCGTAGCTTGGGCGTAGCTTAATTAACATTTAAAAATACAGAAAATCAAACTATGAATACTAGCTTAAGTAAGTTAAAATATAGCCCATTGAAGGGTGTTTAAGGACAATTTATGGGACAATTAGTTTTTCAAGCGTCATTAGGCGGACAAGTAGCATTAGCAAACACTAATACTTCATCTAGTTTCACATTAACATTACCAAATGTTACTGATACTGTAGCAACTTTAACTTCACCTACTTTTGTAACACCTGCTTTAGGCACACCAACTGCAGGCGTTTTAACAAATTGCACAGGATTACCTTTATCAACAGGAATAACAGGAACTTTGCCTATTAGTAGTGGTGGCACAGGAACAACAACATCATTTACCACAGGCTCAATTGTATTTGCAGGCGCTTCAGGCGTATATTCTCAAAACAATGCTCAATTTTTTTGGAACAATTCTAACAACAGATTAGGTTTAGGAACTGCATCACCATTAGCTAAACTATCTGTAGTAGGCACAGGATATTCGCCTAATATTACACTTACAGACGCATCTACAATAGCTTGGGATACATCTACAGGTCAAACAGCAACATTTACCTTTGTATCTAGCAATAGAACAATGGGTGCGCCAACAAACTTAGTAAACGGTGCATTTTACGCATTAGCAGTTATACAAAACGCAAGATCTAATACACTTACATGGGATTCTGTGTTTAAATGGACAGGTGGTTCAGCACCAACATTATCAACTGCTGCTAGTGCAAAAGATTATTTTGTGTTTAGATCAGATGGTACTAACTTATATGAACAAGGTCGTAGTTTAGGAGTAGCTTAATGCTTAATTTAGTAGCAAACGGTTCATCAGGATATACAATATCTAACTCTTTAAGATTAAGAAGTAGTGCATCTGCATATTTAAATAGAACATTTGGTAGTGGTGGCTCTCAAACAACATGGACTTTATCTTTTTGGGTAAAAAGAGGTGCATTTGCAAGGGGAAGATTATTTGAAGCAAATGGCGGAACTGCTGATACTAATTATTTATATATTGAATTTATAAACGATCAACTTGATATTGCTGGTTATAATACAGATTGGTTAAAAACTACGCAAGTATTTCG